CCAATGGCGTTGATTTTGGCAAGCTGCGCGTCAAAAGTGTTTTGCTGCGCGAGCTCGAGCTGCGCTTTGTCATAGTCGCGCAAACCGTCAATGAGCCCCTCGAGCCCTTCTTGCAACTCAGGGTACTGGTCGGCAAGCTCTTGCCATTTCTCAATTTGGGCGTCGCTACCGGTTGCGACTTGCTTAGTTGCTTTGAGGTAATCCTGTTGCGCGGCTGTAAACGCTTTTTGAGCGTCTGCTAGCCTGCCAATTTCTTGCTCAGCAGCCAGTGAGTCTAACAGCATTCGTGTTTGGGCAGCGCTAAGTTCTGAGCTGTTACCCATGCTGATGATCTGCTGCTCGAGGCGTCCAAATTTATCGAGTGGTGCTGCGTTGAGTCCGTTGATGTTGGCGAGTAACTTGCCAAAGTTTTCTTGCTGAGACGCGGCCAGTTCAGCCGCTTCCATCTGCGCCACAAGCCCTTGATACTCAGCCGATAACGCTTGGACTTGCGGAGCCATCGGTGAGACGCCTTCTTTAAGCAACGCTTTAATAGCGGTTTGCAAGTTATTGGCGCGGGTTTGGTTGAGGTTGGTTTCGCTACCAAGAAGCTGCTGCTCTAGGTAGGCTTGCTGGGTGCTTTGGGCAAGATTTGTAAAAATGTCGCTGATGCGCTGGGCGCTCTCCATGGAGGCAAGTTGTGCCTCGAGCATCTTGTAGCGTGCTGACAATTGCTGCACTTCCGCAGACTGCGGTGACAATCCTTCATCAACCAACGCTGACGCGGCCTGCTTGAGTGCTGACATCTCACCAGACAGGGCGTCACTGCTGTCACCAAACAAGCTGGCGTTCACCCTAGATTTAGTGATGGCGTTGTCAAGCGTGCTGTAAATCTCAGATACCCTATCTTCTAAGGTAGTGGTGACATCACCTGAAGCAATACCCTCGTTGACACCATCAATGACAGCTTCACCCGTTTGTCTAGCAGCATCTTGCACATCACCTTGACCGCGCTCAATACCAGTGGTCAAACCGCCTGTGGTATCTAGACCACTAGCAATCATCTCTTTACTGTCTGAGGCAATGCCCATGCGCGACCGGAACCCAGCAAGTACCCGGTCAGCCAGGTTACGGGCTGCTTGGGCGGCAGCACCTATGCCGTTTCTGATGCCTGTGACCAGCCCACCAACGATATTTGCACCGTACTGCAGCGATTCTTTAGACAGCGCAACCAGATTTTGACCAACTTGGTTGCGGAAGTTGCGCCACGTTTGGATGTTGTCAGCTAGGCGGCTACGAGTGTTTGAGGTGAAGGTTTTGAGGTTGTTACCCATGTTGCCGAGCCATTGCCCTACAGCTTTAGCGGCGTTGACTATGTTTGTGCGAATGCCCATGAAATCGGTGGCAATGGCAACTGCGAGCGCACCCACAATGGCAATCACAATGCCAACGGGACCCGTGAGAGCAACCAAAGCAGCTTTTAGCCCGCCAAGGAGCGGTACAGATGCACCCGCTGCGGCACCGGCTGCTGTGGTTGCTGCTGCGGCACCGGCAAACAAGGTGCCGAGCGTTCCCAACGCACCAACAATTTGCCCAGCAATAATGAGAACTGGTCCTAGCGCAGCAACTAGCGCAGTCACGGCCACAATGGTCTTTTGCACCGCAGGTGGTGCGTCGGCAAACCTTTTGGCCATATTGGAGAGCATGCTGATGAACGGCATAGCCGCATCTAGGGCTGCTGTAAGGGCTGGGATGAGTCCTTGCCCTAAGTTTTCAGCAACTACCTGTAGTTTTATGCGTAATTGTTGTAAAGCAAACCCTGTTTTATTGACACCTTCGGTTTGAGCTTCAAAGGCTGCCACCGCAGCACCCTGTGAAGCGTACATAGCTTCGGTTTTCACGCGGAAGCTGTCAGCTTGTTCACCTGCAAGAGTCAAAGCTAGTGTTTGCCCTTCAATGCTGCCCATGTAGCGCTGTAAAGGTTGTCCGCTGGCTTCCGCAGCAGATACTACAGCTTCGATAGCTCCCTGCAAACCGCGCTGCTCAATGAGCGCAGCACCACTTTCAACGCGCATTTCAGCAAAAAGATTGGTCATGTCTTTCGTCGGCACCATCAGCGACTGCATGACGCCACGAAGCTGTGTACTTACCTCAGACGCATTACCTGTAACGCCTGTAGCAGTTGCCATGACGCCAAATAATTCTTCTTGGGCAACACCTAGTTGAGTAGCAATGGGCACAACTTTGCCCATACTCGAGGCAAGCTCAGGGAAAGTTGTTTGCCCAAGTTGAACGGCGGTAAACGCAAGGTCGTTGACCTTATCAACTGCTTCAGCCGAGGTGTCGCCGTAACCTTTGGTGACAGCGCTGGTTAGGTTGATTGCGTCGGTTGTTGTAGCCAAGCCAGCAGCGGCAGCGCGAGCATTGCTCTCTAAAATGCGTGTGCTGTCTGCTGTATCGCCAAATGCCGAAATAACTTGATAAAGACCGTCTGTTAGGTCGCCTGTGCCTTTGCCAACTGTGACGGCTAGGTCTTGTACATCGCCGCGTAGTTCTTTGACTCGGTCTGAAGCAATGCCAAGTGACGCTACATTTGCCATGCCCTCATTGAGCTGAGTGCTTGCCCGCAGTGCCACCGTGCCAAGTGTGACCAGAGGCGCGGTGATGCCAACACTCACCGCTTTGCCCGCTTGGGTCATACCTTGCCCAATGCGTGTCGCAGCGTTACCAGCCTTAGAAACAGTCTGGTCAATCGCGCTGTTGGCGTCTTTGTTATTGACGGCGACGCGCCCAATAAGGGTAAACAGATCAAGCAGCATCTTGCTGACGTTTCCTTTCTTGGGCAGCGGCAGCCATTGCAGCGCTAAGCTCTTCTTCGTCTGCTTTGACTTGGGCTATCAACTTGGCTTTTTGCTCCGGTGACATTTTGGCCTCGTTGTCTTTATCGGCAAGGTGGAGGCGTTTGAGGTAGTGCTCGAGTGAAGGGGCTTTTTTGCCTTTTTTGAGTGGCGTGAAGATGTAGTTTTGCCAGCCCACAAACGCAGCTACTTGCCACTGTTCGAGCCGTTCTTGTGCCATGCGCTCGAGCATCATTTGGCACTTCACAATGAGCCTGCGGTAAGGCAACGCGCGCACGCGGTCGTCAGTCAGGTGCTGACGATCTTGCAACATCTCAATTAGTTCGTTAAGGCTGTATTGCTTTCCTCGGACTCGTTGATTGCTTCGTCCTGCGGCTCCGTCTCGTTGTTCTGCAAGCCGTCTTTGATGCTCGACATAGCCGTTGATAAGACTTGCGAGAAGTTTCCCGTGAACACCTCAAAGTCTGGGTGGGCTGCTAGGTTTTCGTAGACCAGCGGGTAAAACGAAATGGGCATCTTCAGAAACGCTACAGACTGCATGGGTTTGTTGTTGGTGCGAATAAGCCCAGCAAGTAAGCTGACAAAGTCTTTACTAGCAAGCACCAAGCCTCGAGCAATCTCAAAACCAATCTCACCAATAAGCTGCTTGTTTTCACGCAAGACATTGAGACCAACTTGAGGCGTAGCGTCTTCGTCTTCAGCTCGGCGTTTGAGGTCGTTTTGAATAACTTGCTCGAGCGACTGTTGCCAAGCTTGTTTTGACAAAATTTTGCCGATAATCTCGTGTTGTTCTTCAATAATGTTCACCAGATTAAGGGTGTGTTCCCCGGTGATTCTGTCAATGCTGTAGGTTTTGCCTTCAAACTCAAATGTAGGTGGCGTGTAAAAGGGACCGTCTTTATCTTCAGGTTTAGCCGCTTTGGCCATGGTTCGCCGTTCTCCTAGAAAAATAGAGGGCTGCATGAACAGCCCTTAGGGGGTAGTTAGAAACGTATCGCTAGAAATCTACCGCTAGAAATCTACCGCTAAAACTTGACAAAAATTAAGCTGAGGCTGTTACTACAGTGATGGGGACAGCAGTAGTTGACACTTTTCCGTCAGCGCCTACAGCATTCACATGAACGTAGCCTTTGCCCAACCTGGCATTAGCGGCCGCGGCAATGGTGAGCGTGCCAGTGTTGGCATTGCCCGCAATGGCTGTAAACGCATTGCCTGTGACACCTTCAGGTGCTTTCACCACAACCGCGTTACTGATTTCTTGGGCATAGTTCATCACCCGCGACAGGTTGAGTGTCAAATCGGTTGTGCCACTTTGTTCAACCACAATGGGGGTAGTCGTATCAATGGTCAGCAAAAAGGTGGGAACTGTTGCAAAGTGATAGAGGGTATAAGGTGCCTGGGTTGGATTGACCATGTCGTAATGACTGCGAAACTGAATTTCATTGATGGTGGTTTCGTCATCTGCAAAATCATTGCCCATACCATCAGTGGCGCGGCAATTGCGCAACAACCAAAGAATCCACGACCCAGCACCTTTGCGGGCGGTGATGAGCACGTTGGCAATGTAGTCTTTAGGCGACATACACAAGCGTGGTTGGTGCTTAATCAACCCGTTGCCAACAGCGGTTACATCACTGGCAGTCATAGCCGCGCGTAAGATTTCAGTGCCAAACTCAACTGGACGTACTGTGGCTGTCAGCACACGGCTCATCATCACTTGTAAACCAGCGGTAGGGCCACGTACGCCGTCTATCTCAATATCTTCTTCTTCGTTTTCTTCACTAACCGAGACGCCACCTTGAATAGCACCGCCACGGATGGCGTTGGCAATGGTTTCGTTGTAAGGGTCAGTAGAGGCCTGATCTTCAAGGGGTGCCTCATCAACATTCATGTAAAAGTTGGAAGCACTGCGCACCATCTGGTCAAGGGTGTCAGGGTTTAGCCCAGTGATGGGCTGGAAATAACACTCGTCGCTCATGAGGCTGGTCTCCTTAGATATTCCACGACAGCGCGAAATTGAAACACTTCGCGCTTTTTATCGTCGCGTTCAAAGTGGTTTGGGGTAGTTGTGCGCGGACGGGAGCTTAAAAAGTGAACGTTGTTAACGTGGTCGTGCAGCACGCCAAAAGTGAGTGTGTCCATGGCTTTTTGTGCGTTGCATTTTGTCGCTTTATAGCGTTTGCCTCGTACCGTGATATTGAGTTCTTGGCGATTGATGCCAGGCGCACCGCCAACCATTACGATTTCTGGCTCGAGTCCGCGCTCGTGCAAGACAACCTGATCTTCGTCAGTGTCACGTAGTGAGCCTACAGAAACGACAGGCGTTACGTTAGTTTTAAGCATTGCCACCAACACATCAATCGGATCCACGCCCACTCCTTAGTCGGGTTTCGTAATCTTTAATTAACTGGCTGCGATTATCCTCTAGTGCGCCCATCAGGAAGTTGCTGCCCGTGCCGCCTGCTGCCCGTGTTGCGCGAACTTCGGGCGATAGTTCAGCATCGGGAATTTCATGTACATAAGGCGCATATTCTGAGGTGTAGCCGACAATGCCAACGTATTGACCTTGGGTAAATTGTCCTTTCGCATTACGCCCTGCAGCTTGCTCTTCAAAATCAACCGTTTGGCTTGCTCGCAAACCACCCTGATCAACTGGGGTACGGGTGAGGGAATCACGCTGTAACTGAAACGTAGCATCACGCACCCAACCTTTACCGATGCCTAGCAGGGTCTTTTTAACGCTGATGGCGTTACTCTCAAACTTGACACCGCTCATACATAAACCTCGTAGAATTGCAACCCCTTATCAAAAAAGCTGCGTTCGTGCGCTTCGTTGACTGGGTGATCTTTGCCGTAGACGCGAATTACGTCACCTAAACCAATGGGCTCGAGTGACAGAATCTGCGCTTTTGAGGTGAACTCGCTACCGTTCATGTCTGTGCGGGCTTGCTGCTTGTCAATCCAATGCACGTTCACATCCACAGGCTCAGCAAACTCTTCTTCGTTGTAGACGTCACTAAAACCAATGAGCCGTTTAAGGCTGATGGTTGTGGTGAGGTCTTCGGGGCGGAGTAACGCTAAACTCATAAGACCGTAATGATGGGTGGGCTGCTCGAGACAGCTTCCTCACTTTCGACAATCTCATCGCCAGCTTCAAACTTACTGCGCCAGTAATCACGCCTTTTTGGAAACTCAGCAAACTGAGATTCATAGCGCGAATATGACGCCGGGCCAAGATCGCGCTTTGCGTCCTCTTTGACCTGCATAGTTACCAGATAGTCATAAGCACGGTAGTACACGTAAGCTTGTTGCTTGACTTCATCGTCGGTGAGTGTCGCAGCTTGACTAATCCAAACATCCAAATCAGCATCAAGCGTTGCTGGAAAAAAGTCGACAACAAGCTCACCTGCTGGATATTTGAAGTCGTCTCGAGTCAAGCTCATGGTCTAGCTGTCTTCTTCCTTTTTGGGTGCGCTGCGCGTCTTTTTGGGTAACTTCTCGGGCACAACAAACTTACCCGTCACTGGGTCTTGGTCAAAAGGCTCAAAGACTGGCCCATCGGGACCGTTAACGAGTTGACCACTGGCGTTGTAAGGATTTTGCTCGTCGATGAAACGGGCTTCAACCTCTTTTAGCTTGGCGGCTACTTCAGCTTCACGCGTGCTCATGCTACGCCGCCGCTTTCGCTGGAATGTTTAAGCAACCAACAGCTTTTGAGCGCAGCAAAATAGGGAGCGTCATCTGAGTGCCAACCGCGTGAACGTTAGGGTTTTTGATTTCTTGCTGTTCAACTGAGTTGACTTTGAGTGCGACCGTACGACCGTTCTCGGTGCGTCCAGCGGTAATGCCGTTACCGACATAGCCTAGTGCGGTTGGCTCGAGCAGGGTGTCGGGTTCAACATAGGTTGGGTCAACTGGATCTGTTGACAGCATGACCAATGCGTCATCACGTAAAAAGCGCTTTTGTGAGCCGTCGTGATCGACATAGCGCAAATTGTAGGTTTGTAACGGCGGCAAGCTGTCTTCAGACAGTAGCCCGTTGATTTCAGCTAAGCGTGCGCGTCCACCTGTGGTCACAAGGTTGCTGGTAGTAGGGTCTTGTACCACGCGACCTAAGCTAGCTTTGACTTTGGGGTGATTGGACAGCAGGTTGACCATACGCGAACTGGTGATAATCGCCGTAGGCTCGTAGCCGGCATCTTGCAGTGTTTGCGCTAGTGCGTAAATATCTGCCATAGGGTCATGGGTAGGGTCGTACCAACCCGCAGGTGCAGCATCTGTACCTGACGCAACTGTGACCCGGTGACCGACAGGATTCTCAAATAGAATTTCTTCCCCGTAGTCGTTATCACCAATGCGAATGATACGCGCGTCCGCCAGGGCTTGCCAACGCTGCTTTTCAATAATCTCGGTAAGCGGTTGCACCACGTGCGTACCAACTAGGTCAAGCAGTTGCGCTAACGCTTCTGGCGTAAGGTTTTGGTTGAGGCGCTTCACCAAGGCGTCAAAGTCAGGACCTTCAATGTAGGTTCCTTTGTCGTTGGCACCTAGCTCAATAATCATGCCTTTACCACGTCCAGCTTTGCGCACGGGAATGTCTGAATAGCGCGTGCCGTCATACGCAATGGATGAAATCATCTCAAAGCCGTCTTCACGGAACATGTTGCCACGCTCGCCCGTGCTCACCAGTGGCAGATATTGCGCGCCTAAGTAAACCCGGTTACGGATTTGAAAGTTGGCTTGCACGTTGTTGACAAAGTCATGCACAACGGCTTGCTCGTATAGTTGCTTAAAAAACTCTTTAAGCGTCATGATTAGCCAGCCGCTTTCTGGGTGTTGTAGTGACCGTGAACCCACGCTTGGTTAGCTGCGCCCAAGTCACCCCAATGAGGTAAGCGGTTGTAATAGATTGACGCTCCAAAATGACGCATGAGTTCAATATCGGCGTTGTCGTCAGCATCAACCACAGCATGAGCGGAGATGTAGGTCTCGTTGGTTGCTGGAATAGTGGTGTTGTCGATGACGGGCGTGAATAGCTCATCGCCTCGAGCACGTGTTACTAGGGTGCCTTCAGGCAAAGATTTACGGCCATTGGTTGCGGTGATGGCACTTGCGTCTACCTTGCCACCACTGGTAAGCAAGTGCTTGCTACCTAGCGCATCAACCAAAAAGCCAAATTGACCCGAAATCTCAGGGTCATACTTGATTCCCGGCATTTGGTTTGCCTCCAAATCGTTTGTTGGCGTGTTGTTTAGCTAGCTTCTTAAGCTCTTGGGGGTTGTCGTCCTTTTTGCGTGACTGGCGTACAAACTTAGTGCTACCGTCTTCATCTGCTGCACGCAGCGTGATGTAGTGTTTGTCCGCTTGAACAGCGTCTGCCCACTCGTCGAGCGGCGTTTTGGTGTCACCTTCTTGCACGACAACAGCGTCGCCTTCTTTAACCAACGTGGCTTCTTTAGGAAGCAAGTCGAGGACAGCCTCAGCATAAAAATCACGCGGTAGTAGCTCGCGCACGTTTTCGCGGCGCTGCAAGCTATCGCGTTCTTCAATAGCTTTAGTGGCTGCCTCGAGCTTCTCGTTAATCTCATCAAGCGAACCGAGCTGTTTGAGCTGTTGCAAAAGCTGGTTTTCCTCATCGGTGATGACAACGCCATCTTCAGTAGGAAGTTTAGCTTTTAGCTCAGCTAGCTCGGTTTCAAGTTGCCGGCGGCGTTCACGGGTATGAAAAGCTTCGTCATACAGCGCCTTGGCTGTGTCTTCCCATGAATCGCTATGTTTGGCTTTGAGGTTAAGTAAGCCTTGATCGTTGGTTTCTTCTTTTGGCATAGTGTGATCCTTTATGGCACGCTCTTTGCGTGACGAGAACGGATGTCCCAAAGGCTGCACACTTTGCACAAGACCAACTGCACTTTGCAGGGGTGTTGAGACATAGTGTAGCAGCTTTTTAGCGGTAAGTGTATAAATTAAAGCAAAAAGTAACCCGCCAGTTTGAGCGTGCTTGGCAGAAGCTTGGCGGGTTTTATTGTGCTTATTGTAATCTTGTTTGCCCTTGTAGACGTGCAAGGGCGGCGCTTAAGCGATTGCGACAGCATCGCGTGTGCTTTCTTTTAACACCACAACCCCTACCGAGGTGCAAGGTAGAGGTTGTGGTGTTATTTCTTGGGGGTAAAGCGCTTGAGGGTCAGCTCAAGGCGTTAATACTAACACTTTTAGCGGTAAGTGTATATTTAACCCGCCAAACTAGAAACAATCTCACGACGCAATCTGTCAACCTCTACATGTGCTATACGCCTAAGATGATAAACGCACTCATAAATCCAAGATTGATGTGTTGCAACTGTAGAGCAGTGTAAAAATCCTGATTGTCGCAGTGACTCTAAATGCTTAAAGGTCTCAGCCTGCGACAGTCCCAAACGTGAAGCAACGTGTGACACAGTGAAACCGCCGTGCTCAGGCTTTTCCATATCAGCCAAGCCAATCAAAACATGTGCGCGTCTAGTTAGCTTAGCCATCACGCCACCCTGACAGCCTGCGGCACAGGTAGATTATTCATCCGCTCAAACGGTGCTGGTCCAAAGTTGGGTTGTACACCCTGTTCTTTTGCCAGTTGTCTCGAGTCACGCTTGTGGTCACGCGCAAAGCCAGTAGCAATACGCGTCCCCACCCACTCAGGTTTCCACGGCAAGTTGTAGCAGCGGTCATTAGGATGCAATGCCGCTGGTGCTTCGGTAGCGAGGTAAACGTTACCGGCTCGAGCAACGCAGTACCCACACACCCGCCTATCCTGCGCCGTGTAGCGCTGCACATACTCAACACCATTACCCCTATACATGTCGCGCCGGGCGTCGTCGCTGGCGGAAACCGTTTCCGTGCGGACAATGCGCTCAGCTTGATAGCGAGTAAGGTCTTTGGCAACACGTAAGGCTCGAGCCACCTGTCGATAGCCCCGTCCCGCCACCATGCCACTAATAATTTCTTCTTTGGCTTTATCGATAAACTCATCGCTGTAACGCCACAGCCTTTGTGCACTACCGGTGACAATTTGACTGATGGCGTCCAAGTTTAGCCCGATGAACGTAGGGTCTTCACCGAGGGCAGATAGTAGCTCTGCACTATTGCTGATGCCTAAGCCGTAGGCGTCTACCAGCAAGCTGCGCATGGTGTTTTGCACAAGCTGGTCGCTGTTGCGAAACGACATCGCGTTCAGAGCAAGCGTGAGTTCGTTGACCAAGGTAGTTGCCCTGGCATAGCGAATCGGCTCAGATGCATCACTTAGCTCATCCAAGGTGCGCCCGTAACGACTGCGCAACATTCGCAACAGGTCGTTTAAGGCAACGTTGAGGTAACGCTCGAGGTCGTTGGTGGCACTTGTCTCGAGGCGGCTAAGCTGGCGATCAACGGAGGCAATAAGGCGTTCAGGTTCGGTTGCCATCAACTGCTAACTCGTAGTTGGTGAAACGCCCGCGTTGACCCGTTTCTGTGAAACCGAGCTTTAATAAGCTGGCTTGGTGAATGGGATTAAGCGACATGCTGCGGATGGGTTGTTGATAAGGCAAACTGTGCGTGAGTTGTGCTTGCAGCAAAGCTTTTGAAATCCCTTGACGGCGATACTCAGCAAGAACATAGTGATTGTCCCAGAGGATGTGGGTGCGTTTAAGAAACGACGCGCAAAAGCCCGCAAGCTGGGCATTGATGAAAGCTAGAAACCAAACGCTGTTAGGCAAGTTGTAATGCCTCGAGCCACCTTCTTCACCGTAGTGTTTGAAGGCAAAGAATTTACCTAGGTGACCATAAAAAACAAAACCCTGTTCTTGACAGGGGTAGATTTTTATCTCGAGTTGTGTGGGGTTGCGAGGCTTAGGCTGCGCCTGCTTGCTCATTCTCACCCTCCAAAGCTCCCGGCACAACCTCACGTGGTGCAACCTCACGTTCGCGCGCAAGCCGTTCCATCTCTGCCCCCGGGTCTTCAATACCACTTGCAACTAGTGCTGTTTCCATACTCCAAAACTCACTGTTGGCGTTGTCTCTAGCTGTCTGCACTGTTTGAATGCTAGGCACAGACGCGGACAGCCTTGTACTAGCGTCAACCCGCACGGTGTCGTCACGGGCTTGTCCAGTCAGAAGCAAGTGAAAGTCAAGCGAGGTAGCCAAAACCCAACGAAGCAACGCGTCTACCTTGGCTTTGGTTGGTCTGAGTGACGCTTCAAAATCTGCCGTTGCTTGAATACGTGAGTCTTCGCTAATGCCACCATCCCCTGAAATCATGGCGTGAAGTTGCTTGGCTTCTTCATAGAGATTGCGTTTGGTGGCATCGCTGCTAGCGATCAATCGTGAAGGGTCAAAGGGTTCAACCTCAAATGCACTGGGTGAAGCTGGTGTGCCTTCAGGAGTACGCACACCAACGAAGTTGTGTAACCGTCCGGCACCCCGAAGGATGGGATCAGGTATAAACACCTTGCGACCTTCAACTTCCTTTTCAATACCATTTAGCTTGGCATTGAAAAGGATAAGCTCGTTAAACCCTGTTTTGAATATGTTGTAGGGGCGCATTGTTTCAGATAAGTTCAGCGCCATCTGATTGCGAACAATTGCAGGTGAGACAAACGGTTTTGACCTGTTGACCTCAAAGATGGTGAGCCGCTTGCCTAGCTCGAGGTTGCTTTCAGCTACCAACCCGCCTTCACCAAACACCGAAATGTTGGTAAGCCCATCGTCACGTACATAGCTAAGTTCAACTTCGGGTTTGTCGTTTTTGTTGAGGTAGCGGTAAAGCCCAATATCTTGGGCGTGTTCTTTGCTCCGGTAAACCGCAGCTTGGGTATAAGATAGTGACTCGAGGTAGACATAGCGCCATGCTTCAAGCGGATCAACGCGTACAAGTGAGCCCACAACGTCATCACCTTGAATGGCGGCAGGTGAAATGTAAAACCGCCAGACGGCTCGACGGGCATACAGCAATGATGGCAGTCCGCTGCTGACTTCCTCGAGCACCCGCTGCTCATCCCACCAGTGCGTTAGCAAACCCTCATAAGCGTCAATCTGGTCGTTTTCAGAAGACTCATCATCAATATCAACCGGAACCACTGACCAAGCAGGTTCGCGCCCAACGACGGCATCAAGGTGCCTGTTGACCAGTTCAGCAATCATGTTTTTGTGGACGAAGATGTGCTCAATCTGCTCGAGCAATTCCTCACGCTTATCTTCAGGAATAGGTCCTAGCCAACCGTCACCACCCTGCCAGTGATCGCCGTCATAGAATTTCTTGTTTTGCTTGTAGTCATCGCCAATGGCTTCGTCTAGCCATTCGTTGGCTTGTTTGAAGGTGATGTCACCTGTCTCGAGCATTGACTATCCCTTCATCAATTAGACGGCACAGGTGTCTGATACCTTCCTCAAAACTGATAGGCTTCAGAGAATTGTTTTCTGGATAAGACGCTGAACTATGAGTCATAGTGAGTCCAGCTCGAGGCTCAATGTAGCCATAATGAAAATTGTCTTCTGACTGCAGATAGCCAACATACAACCTTCCGTGTTTATCTAGCCAGAAGCCTTGCCTATGTGGTGGCTTGAGTGTTTTTGATGCATTCTTTAGTACATCACGCTTAGTTTCTTGACTCATTCTTGCCTCCTACGCATAACTCGTACTACTGCTGTAATACTCCACTTGTCCAGCCCGATATGCCGACAACGCAAGCGCCAACGCCCAAAACTTGTCAGCGTGGTGTTTATCAGTAGGTTCGTTGTCAAATTTGAGGTTTTTGTCGGGCGTCACAATCCGCTTGACGCTGTGCAACTGATAAGCAAGCTCACGGTCACTAGGAATGGTGACGTTGCCTCGTTCGCATTGCAGCTTGAGGTAGGTTGCCCAGTTCCGTTTAGAGCCGTTGGTGAAGTCAACGCCAAGAACTTGCTCAGGAAACTCACCAACCGTGCGCTCTACCAAGTAGCGCCCAATGCCAGTCCGGTCTAACATGCCAAAACTGACAGGCAAGCGCATGAGAATAGCCCTTAGCACATCAAGTTGGCTGTCAAATGCAGTGTTAACGAGTGTAATGCTAAGCCGCAAAGGTAGTGCGCTACTGCTATCTGCTGCGCCTAGCAAGATGATCTCAGTGGCATCTTTGGTGCGCCCAATGTCCAGACCTAAAAAGAAAGATGGCTCGAGGCGACCTGTTTTCACTTTGTGGGCAAGCTCATCAACGGCTTCAAGTGCCTCGAGCACATCGCTACCGTGAATGCGCACTTTGGCACACTCGAGGGCTTCGTCTTGCATCTTTAAGACGGTTTCCCAAGACAAGAGTGTTTGCGTTTCAGCCCCAAAATGACACTCGTATTCCTGCTGAAAATCTTCGAGTGTCATGTTGTCATAAAGCATGGTGATGCGTGGTTTGCCGTATCTAGCCATGCGCTCAGCCGTAGGCATGGTTGGCGCGTGACGCACAGCACTAGGCACATCGTTACAAAACGACAGCACCTCCCACCACGGCGTGTTTTTGCGGGTGTAGCCAGGGTAGCGGCGCATAGATTCGGTGAACACTTCCCAGAACACCCCGCGTGCGCCAAACGGACTGCTACCTAGCCGAATGCGCCCACCTTTGGAGATGACAGGTAGGGCAGCTTGGTAGATAGTTTTGTCTTGTTTGACGTGGGCAAACTCATCCCCGTAGAAGTTGCGGCGAGCTTTCCCGCGTGGGGCTCGAGCCGGTAACGAGATGATAGACGCGCCGTTATCGAAGTGAAGGTTGAGGTTGTTGTCTTTGACGAGACGCGGCATCTTGAAGGGAACATTTTTGAGGTTCTCGAGCACTGCTCGAGCGTAGGTGATCTTTTCGCCAGCTTCTTCGAGGTTGATGGACTCAAAGATGCTCGAGTTAGCAATAGGGTCATCTAACAGTGCAAACGCCACAGCCTCAGCAGCGATAACAAACGACCACGCAATCTGCCGGGCTTTGTTTTCAATGCCAAAGATGCTCTCGTTGGTTAAGTGCTTGTACTGGAAATACTCCCACTGAGCGTCGTCGATGCCGCTTGCGGCGGGTAGGTCAAGGTGGGTTGCGAGGAAATGCCAACGAAGGGTCATTCATACGCACTCTCAATGGCGGCAAACTGGCTACCAAGTGCGTTCATCTGAGTGCTAGCAAGCTCTGCATATTCTTGCCTAGTCATGATAGTCACTGGCGCGCCGTCTTTACCCGTAATTTCATGGCGGGTAGGTGCTTTGAGTCCCAACAACTCTATTTTGGTGCGTAGCGCACTGAGTGCAAGTTGATGGTCTTTGTCGGTCCAAGCTTGGGTCGAGATTTCTTCAAGCTCAGCTAGCACCTGAACAAAATGCGCGTCTATATCTTCTGCAGCAGCTTGACGCCATTGCTTTTTAAGCGCTTTGATGTCACCTGCAATAGTCCCTGCGCTCCACGGTTCTCCGGTTTGTGGATTGCGGTTTTCTTCGGTTTGCGACAAGACATGTTGAATCCTTCGCTGTGACATCCGCTGTCGCAAAAGAAGCCCAGCCACAACCCGCCTACGCCTTTCAATAATGGCTTTTTGATCCATGGAAACTCACAAACCGCTCAACTCTATACGCTCAATCATGAACCTCACCTGCATCTGGCCCCCAAGCTGTGTTGAAGCCTTGTTTTGCTTGACGAGCAGCCACGCCTCGCGAGTCACCCAGCCGTTGTACTTCTTCGCTATCCATGCCCAAGCGGCGGGCAATTTCATCTTCACCAACCTTGTGATAATCCCGCAGCGCTTTGACAATATCTGCCATGCTGCGGATTTTGTGTTGACCTCGAGCCCGGTTGTGGCGAATGGTGCTCATCATCTGGTGCTCGAGTCCTAGTTTGGCAAGGCGCACTACCGGCACGTGACCGTTAGTCATGGCGTGAACTTCTGGGTCGGCTGAGATAGTCCAGCGGTGAAAGCCATCAACGATTTCATTGTCGTCACGTATGACGATAGGCTGTGTCCAACCGTCTTCAAGAATACTGAGCTTGAGTAGTTTGAGTTCTGGCTTAGCAACATGGTTAGGGTTGTAGTCGTTGGCGCGTAACTTGCCCCGCTCAACCCACTCGACCTTGTTAATGGGTTGGTCTTGTATCATTGTGCTCCGTTCTCACCACAAGGTGTTGACAATTTCAGGCCAGTCTTCAGGCAGCCACACATAAACCGTTTGACCACACTCACGCAAGGTTTGGATGGCTTGCCACTGGTGCGGTTCAGGCTCTTTGCCTTTGGTTTTGAGTTCAGCGTGAAAGTACTCACCTGTTACACTGCGACCTAGCTCGAGGTCAGGTTTTCCCTCTTTGTTTTTGCGTGCATCGTTGTCGTGCCATATCCAGTCCCAGCCTCTGAGCGTGGCAAGTTCAACGATGATTTTTTGAAAGTCTGCCTCGAGCATCTTTGAGCGAATGCGTCTGTCATTCAGCCAGGTTTGCTTGCTGTTGCCTAGCGCGTGGTTGACTCGAGCTTTTTGTCTGTCGCTAAGATACTCAGGATTCCAGCCCATGTTGCCCCCTGTGCTGCGCTAAAGCTTCACGGTACTTATGCGCTTGCTGTGACCAACCTTCTTTGCCTCGAGTTACCACCTTCATATTGGCTTGACGGCGTTTCTTAACATCACCTCGTAAGGCAAGCATGGCTAGAAACTTCCACGAGATACCTGTGTCTGGATGGGTTACTTCCAAAATAGGGTCACTGGTCTGGCGGTAGTGACGCCTAATCTCTTTGTGGATACGCTCAGCAATAACTTTGCGCATAGCTGCATCTTCGTGACCCTCAATTAGCTCGAGCACAAAGTCATGCCACGACATATCTGCAGGTTTTTCAGGGATGCTTTTGAATCCGTACAACTCCGTTTGGGCATAACGAGCACCCGAAGCAGCACCGGGAACACGGTTTACCATCTTGTCCCATAGTTCAGGTTCAATGAGCTGGTAGGTATAGAGCGAACGAAAAGGTTCTTCACCAAAAGGCGGTGCTAAGCGCTGGTTGAGTGGACTAATACCCAGTAGCTCCATATCGTCATAAACTTTGCAGTAATCCCAATCGTAGGCGTAGGGAGCCGTCCACACATCTTCCGTGCGCCAGTCATAGATTGGGTATGCCTTTGAAAAGTTACCCCAGCCAAGTAGCATGTCTTTACCAACGCCACTTTTGGGTTTGATGATGTAGTTGTCTTCACGCCGACGCGTCACCGCACGACGCCGGGTCATGGATTCTTGCGCACGAATACCTAAAAGCTGGCAAGTATTGCCATAGTGCTCAGGTGGAAAGATGAGCCCGCTAACTTGCGGAATAAAGTAGCGCTTGTCAGGAACGCTGCCATCGTAGATGCCTTCAGGGTCGTGAAGCTCAGTAATGGCACCCTCGGGCAAGTCGCGCACCCAAATAGCGCGGTCTTCA